GTTTATTACTGAAACTTCTACTCCTGGTGATGTTAAAGCCATTTTTCGTATTCTCCTTGCAAGTTACGTGTATACTAGAGTTATTTATTAGATCATATGGTTTTTACGACAGAATTTACCATTTTCCTGGTGCCTATATAGGCGACGTAAATATGCTTATGGACAAGAGTCTTAGACCGTTGTGTAAGCAGTGCAAGAGCCGACCGAGGGCATATGCCTACAGGCGTGGCGACAAAGTTTACTGGCGCAGTCTGTGTGACACCTGCAACAGGAAACGAGCGGGTAAACGTGTCGGCGGGATCACAGCGTTACAGCGCTCTGGCTACAAGAAAAAGAAGAAGTGTGAAGTTTGCGGATTCAAAGCCCAGGATATAGCACAACTGGATGTGTTGTTCGTGGACGGGAATCTGCGTAATATTTCAGTGGGTAATCTAAAAACTGTTTGCGCCAATTGCCAGCGGTTGCAGGGGATCCGTCGTCTGGGTTGGAGGATTGGTGATCTTGTTGCTGACGATTAGGTCATCCACTTTCTTGTACAGATCCTCCTTGGAGCCATCGTTGTCTATGACATGATCGAAGTTCCAGCCCATCCAGTCCCACTCTGATTTGTGGGCACCCTTTTCCTGCATCTCTTGGCGTGTGGGCAATTCACCCCTCTTGACCAATATGATCTGCCCTTTGTTCTCCTTGATGGTCTTTAATTCGTTCTGGAATCTCGTGTCCGATATCACAGTGGGCTTGCCGTCGTACCTTGACAGGCAACTGTCAATCCAGATCGCATCATGCATGTGCTGTCTCATCACCTCCGTTCCGAAGTGTTGTAGCACCCATCTCGGTGTGACTGTCTTGCCAAATTTTTTTGACCAGAATTCGTCGGGCTGTTCCCTCCACTGCCTGCTGTCGTCGCCGTTGCCTTCCAGCATCTCGCGATCCCAGTTGAACATGGCGCTGACGGCATCCTTCAGACTCTTGGCGAATGAGTCCCTACGGAATCCGTGTTTTTCTTCTAGTCTTTTTGATACGGTGTCTTTACCAGAACCTATCAATCCTACCACTCCTATCAGCATAGGATTATTATACTATTTTTTCAGACGTTTTTCAATCTCTTTGATTGCTTTTCTCACAGATCTTAATATGGATGCCCTCAAGGTTTTCTTACGTTCTTTCAATGCCTTGATGCTCATCGTTTCCAATTCCTCTACCAACTTTTCCAGTTCATCTAGCGTGAGGTCAGAGTAATTTTTGTAATTGGATTTTTTCATCAACACTATTTAGATGTGATCTGATTGGAATTAACCAATAACAAAACTGTGTGGTGTGCCACCTTCTTGGAAGTTGCCAATCTCTTGGTCGAGCCTTTCCATCTCGGCATTTCCTTCGTTCTTGAGTGCGTCACCGTTCAGTGTGGTTCCACCCTGTGGACCTGCTATAGTGTTGAACTTGCCTCTGGCCTCTCCCAGCATTATCTTACACACGGCCAAGGTGTAGTCCCTGATCCATGGTTTGGCGTAGATATCCTTGAATAGTGTGATGTCCGGTCTGTAATTGTCGGTGTGCATCAACACGGTCTCGTTGTCGGCCCTTGGTCTCTGTGTTATGGTCAGTTTCTTTGTTGCCACGTCAAAGTGGAATTGTATGAAACTACCAAACATCTTGCCCACAAGTTCTTGATAACTCGCGAAGGCGTAGTAAGTGGCAAGCCCGCCGGTGGCGCCTGCCCTTAAAAGATATGTGTTGGTGTAGGCCAAGTTGAATGGTTCAAACAGTGTTCCGCCCTCACCGCCTTCCGTTCTTGATCCCACGGTCCTCCTGTTGAGGTTCCTGACATTGATCACCTCGTCTGGTAGGATGTATGAATTTTGGTTCTTCTTTAATTCTAGGAAAGCATAGGATTCTTCGACAGCGTTTGATGATCTCTGCCTGTATCTGTTCGTGGCCCTCTCCAGTGCCGTTTGGTAGTGTTTTGGGTCCAATTCCACATCGATCATGCCCTCGCCGAGGTTGTTCTTCACATAATCAAATATTTCCTGTTGTCCTGTTTGAAGTTCTGACATACTCATATTTATTGCTTTGAGCTATACAATAAATATGTATGATATGCCTAGATTGTCGATTTTCAAGCCCGAAAAGGGAAATGATTACAAGTTCTTTGACCGTAACATCAAGGAGATGTTCACGGTGGGAGGCACTGACCTACACTTCCACAAATACCTAGGTCCATACGATCAGGGAGATACCAACAAGGACGGACCTGCATCTCCCAGCCAACCCAGGGTTACAGGCAGTGACTTAAACGAGACCACAATACAGGATCTGCTGTTCTTAGAGAACAGGGATCGGAAATATTCAGACGATGTTTATGTTGTGAGGGGTATCTACAATGTACAGGACGCGGATTTCAACCTTTCACAGTTTGGAATGTTCCTACAGAACGACACACTGTTCCTTACAGTACACCTGAACGACATAGTGGAGAGGATAGGCAGGAAACCCATGTCGGGAGATGTCATAGAGTTCCCACACATGAAGGAAGACTACAGCCTAGATGAAAGCATACCAATAGCACTAAAAAGATATTATGTAGTAGAGGATGTCAACAGGGCCGCCGAGGGATTCTCACAGACTTGGTGGCCACACCTACTAAGATTGAAGATGAAGACACTAGTGGATTCACAGGAGTTCAAAGACATAATTGGCGATGCCACGACGGCAGGATCAGTGGCCAGTTACATGAGCACCTACAACAGGGAGAAGACCATCAATGATCAGATAGTGGCACAGGCGGAACAGGATGCTCCAAAATCTGGATTCAATTACAAACAGTATTATGTGGCACCAATCGACGAACGCGGAAACATTCGAACGGAGAATGTGAACACTGAGGCACAGAGGGCCAGCAGTGACAACACTGTCAACGCCGTCATAGACACCCCGGCCAGTTCACACTATGGCTTCTACCTAGACGGAGATGGCGTAGCACCCAACGGTAACCCAGCGGGGTTTGGTATATCGTTCCCAACGTCAGGTGTTGACCAGGGAGACTACTTCCTTAGGACGGATTACCTGCCAAACAGGCTGTTCCGTTATGACGGCGCCAGATGGGTCAAAGTTGAGGATTCTGTTAGGATAACTACAACCAACAACGACTCTAGAGCCAACTACAAGACCAGTTTCGTAAACAATTCAACTAGCTCTACGATTAACGGACTGACTGTTGAACAGAGACAGGCATTGACGGATGCTTTGAAACCAAAGGCTGACAATTAAAGATGTTACACTTTTACGAAGGACAGGTAAGGAAGTTCCTAACTCAATTCATCAGGATATTGAGCAACTTCTCTGTCGAGACGGGAAAAGGTTCGGATGGGTCTGTGCAGTTGAGGGCGGTGCCTGTGACCTACGGGGATCCAACGAGGCAGGTGGCCAACATCATACGTAACAATTCAGAGAATGCGTTACAGTACGCACCAAGGATTGCCTGTTACGTCAGGGAATTGAACTACGACAGGGACAGGATGCAGAATCCCTACCACATAGAAAAACAGCATCTGAGAGAACGTGACTACAATGAGAGCACAGGTGAATACACAAACCAACTGGGTGCGGGCTACACAGTCGAGAAAGTGATGCCTTCTCCGTTCAGGTTAGAGGTAACAGCGGACATTTGGAGTTCTAACACTGACCAGAAACTACAGATAATGGAACAGATACTGTATCTTTTCAATCCAGATTTCGAGATTCAGAAATCCGACAACTACATAGACTGGACCAGTCTAAGTTATGTTGAACTGACGGGAACAACATTCAGTTCCAGGACCATACCAGTTGGCGCGGACTCCGAAATTGACGTGGCCACATTAACATTCAGCATGCCAATATGGCTGTCACCACCTGTGAAAGTCAAGAAACTGGGTGTAGTACAGAAGATCATAATGAGCATATACGACGATGACGGCGGAATAGCCAAAGGTTTAATAGATGGAGAACTCATGTCTAGGAGTTACGTGACACCAAACAACTTCGGACTGTTGGTCACGGGAAATCAACTGAGACTGTTAGGAACCACGGGAGTAAATGTCAGTTCCGGTGGTGACGGATTCCACACAGGTGCCAATGAACCGTCAAACTATGATCCTTTCGAGACTTTCGGTCCCGCGGTAAACTGGAAGTTACTGCTCGACCAGTATGGCAAGGTAACCAACGGCACTTCACAGATCAGATTGAAACAGCCAAACGGAAATGAGATCGTGGGCACCATCGCCACAACAACACTGGATGACACCATACTGTTATACAGCATTGATTCTGACACCATCCCTTCAAACTCACTGACCGCAGTGAAGAAGATCATAAATCCAGCCACGTTCGATCCGGGCACACCCGCCAATGGTGACAGGTACCTCGTGATCAACGACGTTGGCGACAGCACTGCCAGTTTCCAGAGTTCGACGTGGGGCGCACTGGTGGCCGGGGTTGGCGACATCATAGAGTACAACAGCACGACCTCAAAATGGAATGTGGCGTTTGATGCATCAAATCCCGACTCCACACAGCACTACGTGACGAACCTAAACACGGGCATACAGTACCGTTTCAACGGCACGGAGTGGGTCAAATCATACGAGGGCGTTTACACGGCCGGTGATTGGAGCATAGTGTTGGACGGTAATTCATCCAATTACGACGCCAGCACAGATGCGACCACCCCTTGATAAGATAAACATAAGTTGTTATAATAAGATATGAAAGAAAACATAGTCTGTTCGGGCGCACTCTTCTACAGCACCGCCACCAAGCGTTTCCTGTTCCTACAACGCACGGACAAGAAGACCGCTGGAATGTGGGGTCTGGTAGGCGGACAGGCCAAGTACACGGAATCGGCTTTTGAAGGATTGAAAAGAGAGATACAGGAAGAAGTGGGCGACACACCCAAGTTCAAGAAGGTGATACCGTTGGAGATGTTCACGTCAAACGATCAGAAGTTCTTCTTCCACACCTACCTCGTAGCCATAGACGCAGAATTCATACCACAACTGAACGGAGAGCACTCTGGCTACTGCTGGACGGCATTCGAGTGCTGGCCCAAGAACCTGCACATGGGACTGAGGAACACCCTCAACAACAAATCCATAAAAGGCAAGTTACAGACCATACTGGACCTGATAGTCTAGTCGTTTTTTATATAAGTTTTTCCTGTGAGTTTCTCTATGTCACGGATCATCTCTTCCATGTTGATCCTCACGGTCTTGCCGGTCTTTACATTCCTAGAGTAGTATTCCCACTCGCCCTGTTCGTTGTGTGGTGATATCTTGGTAACGTTTCCCGCCTCATCTCGAACAAACACTTCAGCACTAGAAGCCTCGTCCTTGGCATATACGTGGGCCTTGTTGGCAACGGTGGCGGGATCTGATCCCACCGTAAGTGCGATAGGACTGTCAAAAGTTTTTACACCAGTTATTGTCTGTTCCGTTGACACCAATACTGTGTCAGCCGTGGACGCACCCGCTGATCCCCTCAGCATGTGTACCCTGTAGCCGTTGACTAGTGTGCTGGCGCCCGAAGTTGAAGCCGCCTGCACTGTGACGGTCGTACCACTCAGTGCGGCCGTGAATGTCAGTTGATCAGAACCTTTTGTGCTGACCAGAGGTCCCTGTGTGACGTAGGCCTCGTCGTTGGCCACCACCATGACCTCCTGTATGGATGCCGCGCCCTCCGTGGCGTTGTAGCCCGTGAACACGTAGAACGCGCCCGTGTAGGCCGACGTGGCGAAACTGTCCACCGTTGTGGCCCCGGAAT